TTAAGGACGCGAAAAACGCCGTAGCCGACTACGCCCTAACAATGCAGGGGAATCTACTATCCGGGATTGACCTGGGCTCAGCCTTCACTGATCAATTCGATGAAGAGGGCAACAAAACCGGGGTAGCACTTGTGGATGCTTTTAACGCTCAAATAGCGGAGGCCGAATGGTTTGGGAACGTACTTGAAGGCCTGCAAAACTCTAAGGTAGATCAGCGGCTCATTGATTACATGGCCGGATTGGGCCCGGAAGTTGGTGGGGCACTCGGTCAAGAGATGTTAGGCGATAAAGGCTTATTAGGCACAATTAACGAGAAATTCGTCGATATCCAAGACAAAACTAAAGAGTTGGCCCTCGGTTTAGTGCCCGATTTTATGAACGCCGGGGTAGAGCAGGCCGCCGCGATGGTCGTCGGGCTCGCCAACCAACTTGATTACGAACGCAAAACCCTAAAAAAATTAGGTAAGAATATGGCTAAACCAGTCGGGGCAGCGTTCAAAACACAACTAGCCAGTGACGTGGCCGCAGCGGTTCGCAACGTCGAAGCGGCAGCCACAGCGGCCCGGGCCGAGAAAGTAGCCGACGCGACAGCCGCCCAACAACTAATCACCGATCAACAAGTCGCCAGGGCTATTGCTAACGTGATCCGTAATTCGGATGCCCGTAGTGGCTCGGTCGTAACCCCGGTGCTCTCATGACACTCGAAATCACTCTCGCCGGGTCGGTGATCGACCTGGACATATTCGAGTTTAATGTCACGGTAGCCCACGGTCGCTCAGATGTGATCTCAAGCCCGACGGCCTCGAATACCCAAATAGTGCTACGGGGTGATAGTGGCCCACTTCTGGAACTAGCCGACACGGTCGCAATATCCTTCGACGGTGTCGATAGGTTCACCGGGGCGATTAGTGACCTTAACGTGTCATTTATTAGTACGGGCACCCCTACTGCGATCACGACGATTACCGCGATGGGGAATCTAGCCAAACTCGGCTACACCGATGTCGGTGCCTCGGGCTACATTGAGCAAAGCGCCCGGCAACGGGTAACCGGAATACTGGACGCCACTGGCCTCGACTACCTCAACGCTGGAGATCCGGATATCACGCTGTACGCGATCCTAGAAGCCGACGCCCAGCCCTCCACAGCCCTCGACGCTTTAGCCAGTATCGCTCAAGGAACCGGGGCGACATATTACGATGACCCGACAGGCCGCATCATTTTCGAGGACTACGGCAACAGGGGCTCGACAACATTCGCCGGCATATGGGCCAACCAGACCGGCACCTGGTCAGACGCCGAAGGCACATGGGCGGACTACCCGCTATTCCCGCCTAGTTTCAATCTTGAAGCCCCCGGGGTTATCTTCGCCCCGACATGGGCCAAGACTCTGACGCCTCTCATTAACGACGTCACCGTGACATACGGGCCCGATGAGTCAGTGACGCAAACGGATAGCGCGTCGATCACGCAATACGGGCGCCGTGAATACCGGCTCGACACGGACATTAAAACCCTCAGCGACGCGACGACTCGGGCCGCGGGGATTATGACCGCACAAGCAAACGGGTTATGGAACCTCGGCCAAATATCGGTGCTCGTAGATCAACTTGACGAAACCGACACGACCTCACTACTCGAGCTCGTATCCGGTGACCTAGTAACGGTCAGGGGATTACCGGCCTCGGGCCCTTACCCTGACTTTAACGGGATCGTTGAGGGCTGGACGGACTCCTACAATAACGGGCAGCACATCATGACACTGTCGATCAGTGACCCTAGATTTTCTTTGCAGGTCCTACAATGGGGTCAGGTTGCACCGGCCTTTACGTGGTCAGAAGTTGGCCCGGGCGCTCAATGGTTTGAAATCGTTACCCAATCCGATCTAGTGAGGTTATAAAATGGCAGTTACCCCGGTAGGCAATCCGTATGTGGAATCCTCCGACCTGGTCGCAAACTACCCGGGCGCCTCGGAGGCGCTAGCGGAGCGTATCGACATCGTGGGCGTTAACCCGTTTGCTGACGCGGCGGCGCGTGACGCCGCAATACCTAGCCCGGTTCAGGGCCAGATGTGTAGCCTTAACGACGACAATAAGGGGTACCGTTACGACGGTAGTGCATGGGTGCTTTTTAGCGGGGCCGGTGACGCGAACTTTACTAACGCGGCTACCGGCACATACACAGACGGCGATGATTACAAGTACATTACGTTCACGGGTTCCGGTTCCCTTGTTGTGGATAAGGCCGGGTTCGCTGACGTACTCGTTATTGGCGGCGGTGGCGGTGGTGGCAACCTCCGTGGCGGTGGCGGTGGCGCTGGTGGGAACCTCGTTGGAACGTCGGTCTACCTTTCGGAAGCAACGCACACGGTGACTGTCGGTGCTGGCGGCATTGGAGCCTTCGCACTTAGAGCTGTCCAATCCGGTGGCGGTAATGGTATTAGTTCCCGTGTAGGAAATTATTACGGGGTCGGCGGCGGTGGCGGTGGCGGTGGTCAAGGTGGAGCCGGTATTTTAGGGGTAGGGCAACCCGGCGGTTCCGGTGGCGGCGGCGGGTCTGCGGCAGCGGCAGGTGGCAGCGGTCTATCTGGACAAGGAAATGCAGGAGGCACCGGCTATAATGGCGGTGGCGGTGGCAGCGGCGCGGTTGGTGCTAATGGTCTAATTTCGACTGGTGGCAATGGAGGGGCCGGAACAAGTTCCTCAATCACTGGTAGTCCTGTCACTCGTACTGGTGGCGGCGGTGGCGGGTCTGAAGGAGGCACAGCGGGTACAGGTGGCAGCGGCGGCGGCGGCGATGGCAGGAACAACAACACGACAGGCGGCGTGGGTACAATAAACTCCGGTTCTGGCGGCGGCGGTGGCGGCTTTGATGGGGGTGCTGGTAATGGTGGCGCTGGTGGTAACGGCGGCTCCGGCCTCGTAATAGTAAGGGTGGTGGTGTAAGTGGCTCACTTCGCGCAAGTAACCGACGGCATTGTTCGCAGCGTTATCGTGATAGACAACTCCGACTGTGCCGGTGGTGACTTTCCCGACTCCGAACCTGCCGGGCAAGCGTTCATCGCTGCTATCGGTATCGAAGGGGAATGGTTACAAACCTCGTACAACGGGAACTTTAGAGGCCAGTACGCAGGTCAAGGCATGACCTACGACCCAACACTCGACGAGTTTATTAGCCCACAATCAGAGGAGCCCCTAAGTGAGTGAGATAGATCAAGAACTACACGTGGACACGGTCGAAGTCGAACCGGTTAAGAAGAAGCCAACATCATCGAAGCACCCAAAAGTGGCTACCGAAACCGAACGCGCCCGGGCTATTGTCCGAGCCAAACTCAAAGGGTAGATCGTGGACTTTGCCGACGTCGTCGGGCTCATAGCCACATCCTTAGCCGCCCTGGCAATCATGGGAACTGGCCTAGTGTGGCTCATCCGCAACGTGGTTCGGGATGAAATAAAAAAAGCGACTAAACCAATACAGCCCGGGTTCCACAACGGTGGCGACTCACTCGCAGACGTGTCCTCAAAAGTCGATCAAATAATCTCGAAGTTAGGGCTCTAATGAAGCATTGGCTCGCCTCCACATGGGAAGGCTCCATCGTCAAAATAGCGGCAGGGGCCGGTTTAGGAGCCGTACTTTCGTGGCTCGCAACGGCAGACGTTCACCCGCTAATCGTTGCCATATCGGCGGCAGTAATACCCGTAATCATTAACGCGCTCAACGGCGACGATTCAAGATATGGGAGGCTAGATAATGGCTCGACTATGTAAAGGCGGCGTCACACTACGGGATCAAGTGAACCGAAAATGGCCAAAGCGTGACAAAAGATCAGACGGGTGGATTGGTGACCGGGCACACGCCTCGAGAGCATCCGACCACAATCCGAACAAATCCGGTGTAGTCCATGCCATAGACATAGACGAAAATATGGGGAAAGGCCGAAACCGTAACGGGCGAACCGCCAAACGACTCGCCAACCAGTTACTTGATTACGCGGCCAGCGGTCTACCTGGTGCTAAAAGACTTAAATATGTGGTTTATGAAGGCCGGATAAGTAGCGGAACCTACCGGCGGACGTGGTGGAAGTGGCGCGGATCCGGTTACGGGCACGAAGCACACATCCACGTTTCATTCACGAGTTACGCCGACCGCGACGGCACCGTGTTCCCCTTGCCGATCCTGACACGCTCACCAATCACTAAAGCCCGGTGGCGGCGCGACCTCTCAAAAGCACGTAAAGCAAACAAATAACGGCTAGGCTCGATCCCTATCGAAAAGGGGAACAATGACATACATCAGACCCGGCGAAGCCGCCGAAATGCTTGGAGTCTCACGCGACGCAATTAGGCGCTATTCGGATGCGGGCCGGATTGACGCCATCGTCACACCCGGCGGGCACCGTCGGATCGACAGGGAAAGTGTGGACGCCTACATCGTTCGGCGCACACGAATATCTAGCACGGTGACGATCATCGAGCACAAATGATAACCGAGGTGCTTATGTGCGCGGCCTTACTCACGGCCCCGGCATGTGCAGCAAACTCGATGGACGCGAAAGACTGGAAAGGCCACGAACCAAGCCTCTACACGGGGCAGCATTATCACAGTAAATGGGCAGGGGTTCGTAAGTGCATTATGCACAGGGAGTCCCGATCAAACTATAGGGCCCGAGGAACCATATCGACCGCATCTGGCGCGTATCAATTCTTGGACAGTCAATGGCGTATTAGCCTCACGTACATGATGATTCGCGAGAGTCGATCGACCGCCGACGGCCTGATCTCAGAGATCAAAGCACTACGGGATTACCCGATCCAAGAATGGAACCGCTACTGGCAAGACAGAGCCTTTTATACCGCTTGGGATAACGGAAGGGGGGCCGATCATTGGAACCAGACCAGGCACGGGTGCTAAACGCCTCCTACTACCTATTCGAACTCGATCACCTCGACGCGCCTGGTCAAGTCTTTATCGTTATCCGTGACGATAAACCCACCCTGGCATATAGGCGATTCACACGCGACCGCTGGTCGCCCGAGATTATGCCCAACACGCCGGAATCCTAAAAGACCTTGACACGGCACTTACGCCTGACAAAGATAGGGCCACAGACATACCACGGGAGGGGAAGCCCGGTACCTCTGGCACATAAGTTCAGAGGATGTCTTCGGCGGGGCTTGTTTCTAGTGGCA